TGAAACACGCTACATCTCCCCACCAGACTTTGTCCAGCGTATGGCTGATTGTGTTACGGCTGGAATTGAGTTCGGTCGGACAATGGACGCTGAACACATCAAGGCACAAGTCGCTGTGCCGGTGATCAGCACCATGCCCATGCCTGTCTTGATGGATCTCCTGGGCTGGGAAACAACTGAGTCGTTTGGGTCGGTCAACGGCACCAACATCAAGGCTACCATTGATGGCATGGATGCGTACTTCAGTCTGTATGTGCCAGACCCAGCTTACCCTGGATCACGCATCAGCGTCACCGGCACTGAGTTGACCATCGAGTGTCCCAATGTCGGCAGCATTGACGTCGAGAGGGTGGTGGCTGCTGCATGCAGTTCCATCGGCGTGGCTGCTGAGCGTGCGGAAGATGTTCACACCCACCGGCAGAAGTATGCCAAGATCTTGCCCATTGACGAGAACCATCGCAGACGGTTCTTGCTCTGGGCCACTGAACACTACAACATTTATTCGCTGGGCAAATTTGCTACGTGGCGTCCTGGATTGTTGCTGGACGATGTAGTCAATGACGTCCGTGTCATCTGCCGGTTGGCCAATGGCGTGTCAGCCTATGACGCAAAGAAGGGAGGCTGACATGAAAGTATCACTGATTGATTGCACCGGGATGGGCACTCCTCATCCTGCTGAATATGCCGCCAACCTTTTGATCTTCACCAAGAGCACACGGCTGGAGATGAAGCCTGGGCTGTTGGATGATATCAGCAAATGGCCCCACAAGAAGCGGATGGAGGAATTGTCCTACATGGCCAACACCATCCCGTCCTCCTGGGAGTTCTGCCACTACACCTTTCTGATTGAGGACGTGACCAGAGCCTTCACCCACCAGCTTGTGCGCACTCGGGCTGCTAGCTTTGCTCAGCAGACTATGCGTGTACTCAATGTGAATGGTTGGCAGTACGGCACTGGGCCCACAGTTGAGGAGGACAATCACTGCAATAGCATTTACGCCGGTGCGATGGCACAGTTGTCCGATACATATGATCAGTTGATCAACGAGGGTGCTGCCATCGAGGATGCACGTGGTATCCTGCCAACCAACATTCACACCAACATCGTCATGAGTGCCAACCTGCGTGTGCTCACTGAGATGATTAGGAAGCGATCCTCGCCCAGAGTGCAAGGTGAATACCGTGACTTCATCTCGCTACTCAAGAGCCGAGTTATCGTGGCACACCCATGGGCTGAGATCTTTTTTGATCAGGACTTTGACAAAGCTGCAAATGATTTGTGCCGGCAGCTGATTGATGCTCCTGGCCTGAGCACGAACGAGCGTACTGCCATGGTCAAGTTGGTTGACCAAATGAGGTCGGCATGACCACCATCGTTTGTGATATGGACGGCACGCTGTCCAACTGTGTTCACCGGCAACACCTAGCTGAGACTGGCAAGTGGGACGAGTTCCACAGTCAGCTTTTGGGTGATTCAATTTATCGTGATGTTGGTTGGTTTCTGGCGACGCTGCCCAAGGCGTACACTGTCATCATCCTGACCGGCAGGGATGAAGCTTACCAGAAGGATACCTGGACATGGCTTGACAACCACAAGCTGGCTGGTTCAATTGACCACATCATAATGCGGCCGGAACTTAACTACGTGCCTGACCACATTTTGAAACCACGACTACTAGAAGAGCACGTGGGCTCAAAGGCTTTGGTGCTTGATGAGGTGGCTGTCGTCCTTGAGGACAGGGACAAGGTCGTTGAGGCTTGGCGCAATTATGGCTTGCCTTGCTGGCAGGTTCGTCCGGGAGGCTACTGATATGGCACAATCAAAAACCATGAGCATCGTGGAGGTCGTCAGCAGCAAGTCTGTCGGCTTCCTCGTGGCGCTGGCTTTGACGTACTGGGTCGTCCCAGCGATCTGGGGTGTGACCGTTGGTGCTGAGAGTGCAGTGCTCGTCACTGCCATCTACACCGGTGTGGCCCTGATCAGGTCGTACCTGTTCCGGCGTCTTTTCAATTGGATCTCGTTGCAGCCACATCACCAGATTGGGACACTCATTTACAACACCAAATACCATCTGGTGGAATGAGATGACCAGTGGTGATGTGGCTGCTCTACGATGACAGGAGCAGGGAATATATTTTGTACAAGGAGAGAGAAGATGAAGTCGGTCCCAGAGTTACTGCATGGTGCAGCAGACCTTTACGAGCAGCGCAACGCTTTGTACGGCGACAACTACAAAAGGTTCGGAGGCATTATGATGCAGCTGTTTCCGAATGGCATAACCTTAAGGTCGATCGAGAGCCACAACAGGTTCCACATGTTCACCCAGATCGTCGCCAAGGTCACGAGATACGCAGCACAGTTCTCTGCTGGCGGCCACGAGGACTCTCTGGACGACATCGCGGTTTACGCGATGATGCTGAAGGAATTGGATGCCGAGAAGGGCCAGCTTGAATTGCCTATGATCGATCGTCAGTAGTTGACAGGATGAGAGGGAAAAGCGATGACCAAGGAAAAGAAGGAAGTCTACACCATTGTGATCACTGGCCCTGATGGTGAGGAGATCCACCGCAGAGAAGTCCCTGTCGAGGCGATTGACACAGCCAACTTCACCAAGGTGCACAAGGTCAAGGCTTTGCTCAATGTCATGAGCAAGGTATGAAGCGTACACTCGTCTTCGACACAGAGACGACTGGCCTGATCGATAACCAATTGATCAGGGAGCAACACCAGCCACGTATCATCGAGTTTTTTGGTCAGGTCATCAACGGCAAAGGCAAGCCGATTGAAGAGCTGGAGTTCCTGTGCGACCCAGGCATCCAGATCCAGCCGATCATCACCAAGATCACTGGGCTGACGAATGTGGTGCTGAAGCAACAGGAGCCATTCAACAAGTACGCTGATGAGGTGATCAAGATCATTGAGTCGTGCGAAAGGGTGGTGGCCCACAACATGAGCTACGATCACATGATCACTGAATTCGAGATGCGCCGGTTGGGGCTGGAGGTGGACTGGCCAGAGATGGTTTGCACAGTTGAGCAGACTGAATGGTTCAAGGGTCACCGGCTCAAGCTGCAGGACCTGCATGAATATCTATTTGGCGATGGCTTTGAGGATGCCCACAGGGCACGCAATGATGTTGAGGCATTGACACGGTGCTACGTCGAACTGGTCAAGCGAGGTGACATCTGATGCCGCGCATCCGCACCGGCTACTCCTTCCGCAATGCTGTGGGCAAGATCAACGAGACCATGGCTCGCCTCAAGGCGATCGATTATCCTGCTGCCCCCATCACCGACCGAGCGAGTGCGTTCGGTTGGGTCAGGTGGGCACAGTTGGCTGAGAAGGAGGGCATGCGCCCAGTGTTTGGGGTTGAGCTGGCCGTGACAGATTCAATCAACGCCAAGCGGCCAACAGTCGACCATTGGACATTCATCGCCAAGGACAATCTGAAACCGATCAATCAGCTCATCGAGCTGGCCACGCAGCAGTTCCGGTATCAGCCGTTGCTGACGTACGAGCAAGCACAGTTCGGTGACTTCGTCCGCATCGTCGGTCACAAGTCCAACTTGGATCTGGTGGCTGAGCACGACGACACCTACATCGGCCTCGGTCCTGCATCCTCCAAAGGGTACATCGCCAAGGCTCTGAAGCTGGGGCATGCGCTGATCGCAGTGAGCGATAACAAATACCCCAACGAAGATGACCGTGGATTTTACGAAGTGGTGTGCGGCCGGAATGCCAGCACCCAATCCTATCCGCAACACATTCTCGCCCAAGATGAGTGGGAAACGGCTGTGTCTAAGGCCTCGCTCAACCCTGCAACCCTACGTGCGTCGGTGCTGAATGCCTCGTCTGTCATAAAGCAATCAACAGCCTCCCTGCGGAATGCTCACTTGCTGGTCCCAGACAAGCCTGAGACGCTGGAGAAGATGTGCCTGGACGGAGCCGAGCGGCTGGGAGTGGACCTGAAGGACGAAGTCTACCACGATCGCATGTACCGTGAGCTGAAGCTGATCGAGGAAAAGGACTTCGGCGACTACTTTTACATCGTGGCCGACATCTGTGACTTTGCGAGGAGCAGGATGATCGTTGGGCCAGCTCGTGGGTCCAGCTGCGGGAGCCTAGTTTGCTACCTGCTCGGCATCACGACCATCGACCCAATTCCATACGGTCTGATCTTTGAACGGTTCATCGACCTCAACCGAGACGATTTGCCTGATATTGATATTGACTTCTCGGATCAGCAACGCCAGCTGGTCTTCGATTACATCGATGAGAAGTACGGCAGTGAACGCTGTGCGCGTCTGGGCACTGTCGCCATGTACAAATCCAAGAGTGCTCTGGGCGAGAGCGGTGCTGCGCTGCACGTGCCTAAGTGGAAGTGTGACGCTGTCAGCGAGTCAATGATCGAACGATCGTCTGGCGACTCACGTGCACTGAACACTCTGGAAGACACCCTCAAGACGATGCCGGCTGGCATTGAGTTGCTTGAGGAGTTCCCTGAGATGATGGTCGCCGCCCAAATGGAAGGCCACCCACGTCACTACTCCCAGCATGCGGCCGGAATCTGCATAGCCCAGAACCCAATCACAGACATCATCCCGGTTGATCATCGCACAGGCGCGACCATGTGCGACAAGAAGGATGCAGAGGACCTCAATCTGCTGAAGATCGATGCGTTGGGATTGACACAGCTGAGTGTGTTTGAAGATTGCCTAGAGATGGCTGAGCTAACAAGGGAGGACCTGGAGGCCATTCCGTTGGACGATGAGCTGGCATTCAAGGTGCTTAACCAAGGGCACTTTGCTGGCATCTTTCAATTCAATGGGATGGTCCTCCAGTCTATCACCAAGCAGTTCAAGGTGGCTTGCTTTGACGACATCGTTTGTGTCACAGCACTGGGTCGTCCTGGGCCACTGGCCTCTGGTGGTGCGCACGAGTGGATCCGGCGCAAGAACGGCAACAACCCAGTCAGCTTCCCACATGAGATCTTCAAGCCATACCTTGAGGACACGCTGGGCATTGTGCTGTACCAGGAGCAGGTGATGGAGATCGGCCGGAGCATCGGTGGGCTGGATTGGGGGCAGGTCACTGCACTCCGCAAGGCGATGAGCAAGTCGTTGGGCAAGGAATACTTTGATCAGTTCGGTGACCCATGGAAGAAGGGAGCACTTGCCAAGGGAGTTGAGCCCAAGGCAGCTGACAAGATCTGGGACGATCTATGCGCTTATGGTTCGTGGTCGTTCAATAAGAGCCACTCAGTGGCTTACAGCATGATCAGCTACCAGTGCTGCTGGCTCAAGGCTCATTACCCATTCGAGTTCGCAGCAGCAACCCTGTCCCACGAGAGCGATCCCAGCA